TGCTCTTGGCGGTATTGAATCCGCCGTCGATCAGATTCATTGATGCGCTTGGGGTTGGAAGAGATGCGTAAATCGCTGCGTCGGTGCCGATTTGGATCAAGGGGCCGAGGCTGTCGGCAATCTCGGTGGCAGCGCGGGTGCGGAAGGCTGCGATGGCGGTGCGGTTCACGAAAAAGAAACCCAAGACAAACGCAAGAAGGGCCACCCCTTTCGGAGTGACCCTTTGCGATGAAATCCTTTAAGGATTAGGCGGCGATGATCTTCAGCGCGGAGGTATCGGCAACTGCCGCGCCAAACACAACGTCGAAGGACGCCTGAAGGCTGCGGGAGGAGGTGCTACCATGCACATTGAACTGAACGGCCAGACCGAGATCAGGGATCTCAATGGTCTCGCTCATCTGCAGCAGATTGGCCACAGCGGGGTCAATGTATGGCAGCGCACTTGCCACTGCAATTGCCTCGTTTGAAGCCACGAAGCCCTTGATGGTTTTTGCCACCGAGCTAACGCTAACCGTTCCAACACCGTTCCAGCGGTTGTTGAAATTGACCGTGTCGAAGCCATAGGCTCCTGCTCCTGGGGTCAGGCTGAAGCCAGACTGTGGGAGGAGGTAGCTATAATAGCTGCCGTCCAGAACAAGGTTGCGGCTTGTACCGTCCTTGAGGGCAGACCAAAGGGCGGGAAGGCCCTTGGTGATCAGGTCGTTGCCAAGAACGCCACCGGTGGCGGTGCTGATAGCGGTGGAATACACGGCGTCACCATAGTTTGCCGAGGAGATCGGGGACAATGCGGCATCGATGAGGCCATTTGCGAGGGAGCGCAAGTTAATAGCCATGATTCGCTCAAGCGAGAACCCTTGGTTGAGTTGTGCGCTGCTCAGACCAAACTGGGCCGAGTAGTGGGTCATTGCAACCGGGGTGTTCGTGAGGGTGGTTCCCTGTGCTTCAAAACTCGTAGGCGAAGTCACAACGGCAGCAGCCGAGGTGGCAACTCCAACCTGGAGCTTACGGAGAGGGTTAACTACATCCGATGAAAAATCCGTGGAGAAATTTTTGATCGGCGCGAGTCGGCTCTGCAACGTGAGGATTGCGGCCTTTGTGGCGACGTCTGTCACCAGTGAAGAACTAAATGTATTAGCCATAGTGGTTTGGTTTTGTTGTGAGTCTGTTGACTCGGGTTATTTCAACCTTGCGGCGATGGATCGCTCGATCTCACGTCGGTTGGCTTGAAAAAAGGAAAGGCGCTCTGCACCGGCTGGCATCGACTCGTACTTCTCGATGACGCTCATGGCCGGAGCTTCCTCAACGATCTCGGGGATCTCGATGGAGGCGGAAAGCCCCATGACCGAAAGGACGCTGCGGTGGAGATAACGAAGGTCAACCAGCTCGGCGTCGCGCTTGGAAAGTTCGCTCTTAAATGACTCAATCTCGGTGCGGGCGGCTGCCAGATCGCTCTGGACTCGGGATAGTTCAGTGCGTGTCGCCTCAAGGTCGGTCGTGACCGCTCCCCAGGTACGGGAAAGTTCTGCCACTGCCGGGATCTCTTCGGATTTCACGGCTGGCTCTTCGGGAGATTCCTTTTTCTCCTCAACAATTTCAACCGCGGGAGCTTCTTCCTTGGAAGTCTCGCTCTCGGTCACGGCGTTGAGTTCTTCCTTAACCTCTTCGGCAACCACTGGTTCAGCGGATGCCTCGGCGGCAGGGGCGGTCTCCTCAACCTTGACTTCCTCGACGGGAGCCTCGGCAAGGACTTCAGGGGTTGCGTTGGGTTCGCTCATAATTTCTGAAAAGAGTGAAGGGTTGCAGGCCGGTGCCTGGACAAGATCCGCGCTGTAGAGTTCACAGACGCGGGCGGCGTAGGCCACGATGTCGCCACCGACTTGATCGGCATACTGGGGGTTGATTCCCTGCGCCACGTCCTCATCATCCTCGTCGCCATCCGGCTCCTGGTCGTTTCCATAGACGGCCTCGGGTGCATTTTGAAAGCTGATGGAAATGCCGAAATTGCTCGGCATGGTCTGCGCCATCTCAATGATGGTCGCGTAATTCTCATGGCTCTTGAGGAGGTAAAGATCCCCTCGGACGCAATCGCCGTCCTTGACGATGTTGCGGATGGAGCCGACCAGCTCCTCGATATCAGTGCCATGAGCCAGCTTGACCGGGACGCCATCGGTAAAGGTGGCGGATGCGCTCACCACTTCATCAAGGGTCGTGTCATCAATGATGATCGGCTCACCCATGAAGTTATGCCCCTTGGCCTCGCCCTTGGTAATGACGCGGATGCCGGAAAGGATGCCATTCTCGGCATCCACACGGCTATCGGTAGCGACGGCAAAAAGCGAAAGCATGGACATTACGGATTTTGGGTAGGTGTCAAATCTCCCTGCTGATTGACCACCGGCGACCCCGGAGCCGGAGGGAATACTTCTAAAACCGAAAGATCCACTCCCTCTTCCTTGGAGATCTCCTGAACCAATTTCTTCCTGCGTGCTGCAAACCTAATGATGTCGGCGTCTTGGGTATCCGCATCCAAACCTTGCAAAGCGTAGTAGCGTTGCGGAGAAATCTGACCACGGAGCAGGAGATCGCTCATCAGGCGACCATCTCTTCCGAAATCCACCGACAACCGAGCCGGTCCGACGACCTCCATGCGCCACCAATCCGATCCGTCATTCGGCATCGGCAACCGACCGGCCTGAATCTCCTGCCAGATCCAGAACCGCCAGAATGGTGCGGCAAAGTTCTGGACGATGATGTCGCGGATCTCATCAATCGCACCGGCGGCTTCCTCAAGAATCCATCGTTGGTTTGCACCTCCTGCCGAAGTTGAGTCGTACAAAAAACAAGAACTAAAACCTAATCCAACTGCCACTTCCTCCTTAAGGGTTTCTAAAAATTGCTGCATATTTCCGGATGGGTGGTTGTTGATCAGACTTTCTATGGTTTCTCCTGGCTTTAGCTGCGGAATGATCGAACCATTGGTCAGGGCATCCACGGTCATCGGCTGCTGGCTTGAGGTGGACTGACCTTTCACCAAGGAAGATCCCAATCCTATCTGTCCGGCCTCGGGGCTTTTTATGATTAACGCCATCGAGGCGCCAATCTTTGCCGACTGCTTCTCAAAGGCCAGATACTCGGCAATGTCCTGAAGTGTGTTGGCAGCGCGAGCCAGCCAGCTCGGGGCGCGGGTGTAACCGATGCGATAGGCGCGGCGCACTTGGGAAATGTCATCCGCGGATACGTCGGTGTATTCCTGCGAGCCGGGAGCCTTCAGAACTCGGAAGCGGATGGGGCGTCCGGTCTTGGGATCTGTCTTAACTCCATCGTTCCACCCTTCCTCCTCATTGCCAACCGGGGAACCGACATTCTCTCCAGGCACAAGGCGGAACATGGCGCGTGGAATTTTACCTTTACTCAATTCACGACTCCAAAAGACATCTCCGGCAATCGCCATTTGGCGAACCAAAAGCGGAACGGCTTGATCAAAGTTCACCATGCCGGAAACATCCACGCCGAAAGCGGCATTACGGCAGGCGTCGTTGAATGCCTTCTCCGCCATGCGGTTCCAATTCTCGTCCAGCGTCCGCGCCTGTGGCTGAAGCGGGCCAACAAGTCGGGCAATCTTATCGACAGCGCCCCCTGCTAAACCGCTGTTATTGTAAAGCCATTGAGCTTTCTTGATTAGCTCCTGACGTGATCCGCCGGTAAGCTCTTTCTTGGCATCAAGCGTGGGTGAATAGAGCCACATCCGTTGTGGATTGAACCGATAGCTGGCTTCATAAGCTGCCAGATCCGTTTTCTTGGGGCGTCCCGCCCCTGCCCTTGCACCACCTCGCTTTGATTTCGGTTCGGTCATAGCAAACCGCCTCTGTCAAAAATCAAACGGAAATCAAACTAGGTGACCGCCCATGTCCTGCTGTAGTCGGGACGGGTTCCAAGCTGGCGGCTGACAATCGTGCCGTCGGAATTGGCGGGGTAATCACCCTTTTCTGCACGCACTCCCATGACCACTTCAAGGTAGAGCCATTTTGGAAATGTCACTTCTCCATTGGCAGAACCGCCATCCGCAGCCGTGCCCGTTATGGTAACTTCCTCTGTCGCTGCTGAAAAAATGGCGTCGGCCAGAGCCTGCAACTCGGCAAGGCTTTTATATCGGAGATATGCCTTGATGCCGGAGACCTTTGCGTGGTCGGGGGTGATCGATGCCATGATGGCATCCCTATGTCAAAGCCACTCCCTCAATGTAGCGGCGCAATATCCACCAGGTGACAAGGTGAAGTTTGGTGCAGTCTCCGTAGTGATCCTGCGCCACGGATTTCCATGACTTTGTTTTCTTGT